TGCCGTTGGTGTCGAAGATGATCAGGCTGAGTCCGCCGCCGGTCTGGTAGGTAACGGCCCAGTAGCCGGTGGTCCCGCCGTAGGTGAACGCGCGCATGACGAGTGCGCCGTGTGTCATGCCGGTAGCGGGCACCTGCATCAGCCACCGGACCTGGTTCGCCCCGCTGCTGACGTAGTTGGGCGTGTTGCCGTAGACGAAACCGCTGCTGAGCGTCGGGAGCTTGTCCGAGCAGGGAAAGGCCGTGTCGTCGGCCTGGTAGTCCAACGTCGTGCCGATCATCGGCGAGCCACCCGGCAGCGCGCTGGACGGACCGGGAAGCGTGCCCTCGGCATCCTCCATCGGCCAGTAGGCGACCAGCGGGGCACCGAGGCCGAGCACGGCGCGGCGCATCACGGACTGAAGCGGGACGTCCCCCTGCCCGAGCCGTCGCAGGATTCCGGCCGCTTCGACAGATACCGTCTTGACCTTGTTCGACACGTCGCTGTCACTCGGCAGAGCACCGATCTCGCCCGCGTACCGCATGGACGAGACGATCACGTTGCTGCTGGCGAACACCAGCGGGAGAGTGTTCGTGTTGGACGAGGCGATCCCGTTGCGGATGCCTACCCGACCGGGCGTGGTGATCGACGTGTCGTGCACGGTGATGGCCCAGTCGTACGGCTCCCCCGCCGTCGCGGCCCACACCTTGGCGCGCAGCGTGTTGCCCTCGATCTGCGCGCGCACGCGCAGGGTCTGGGACGCGGTGTGCGTGAGTCCCGCGATCGTGACCGGCGCGGCCAACTGCCCGCCGTGGTTGTGAAAGGTGACCGTCACCGCCTCGGCGGACGTGATCACCACTCGGCACATGTAGTAGACCGAGGCGGTGTCGTTGCTGCGCAGGTAGATGTTGCCCGGTTCGACGTCCCCGCCGGTGATGTTGCTGACGGTCAGCGCGATGTCCGCCATGACATCGGCGTCCAGACAGATCGGAGTCGAGAGCAGGCACAGCCGGTATCCGGCCACCACGGGAACGGACATCGTCCCGGTGCCGGTGAACGCGGGCACCTGCCAGTCAGACACCAGAATCGAGCCGCCCGCCCCGAAGGTGACCCAGCGCTGCCCGGTGTCCGCCGTGCCCCAGTCGTTGGCCACCGTGCGACTGAAGGTGTCGACCGCCAGCGTCTCGCTAACCTCGACCGGAGTGTTGCGCCCGAGCAGGCCGTAATACGGACCGGTCGGGTTCCGAGGGCTGTATCGGAGGTCGTTGTTGTTGAGTTCGAACGCGCACGTACTCGGTGGCGTGTTCGTGCTCGGCGAGCCCCGACCTCGGGAGATGGTCGTCCGGGCGCTCTGTCGCGCGTGTGCTGTGACGTCGCGCCAGTCACCGCCGATGTGCATGCGGATTCGGGTGACGTGCCTGGCTGTCATGTCAGGCCTCCAACAGGGCGGGGTTGCCGCCCGCGCGGCGCACGGCATCCTTGACCACGGCCAGCAAAGCGTCTCCGTACTCGGACCCGTCCGAGCCGAACCGGACCACCACTCCGCCGCCCCCGGACATGCCGCCGAGCGCCGGACTCTTGCTGGCGGGGACGACGGTCTCACCGGCTTCCAGGATGGCCAGCTTCTCCTGACCGGCGAATCCGGGCACCACGCCACCGCTGTGCATCCTGCCCAGCTTCGGGATGCTCGGCAGGCTGACACCGGGCACCTTGTTGATCCCTGCGATCAGCGAGTTCGCCTTGTCCACGAACCAGTTGATCGCGTCGATACCTAGGTTCAGGGCGTACTTGAACCCACTGGAGATGATCGACCCGAGACCGGATATGGCCTGCCCGATCTTGTCCGGAATGGACTTGAAGAACCCGACGACGTCGTTGAAACGGTCGATGATCCATTGTCCGACAGCGCCTGCCGCCTGTCCGAACTCGCTGATCCGGTCTCCTGCCCAACCGAGCGCGGCGGAAACCCCCTCGCCAAGAGAGTTGAACAGTCCGACGATGAACCCGACCGCGTCCATGATCCGGTCCTTGACCCACAGGGCCACGTCGACGATGCCGTTCCACACCGCGACCCAGAACTCACGGAAGCCGTCGACGTTGTTCCACAGCCAGATAAAGCCCGCGACGAGCGCTGCGATCGCGATGATGATCAGCCCGATCGGGTTGGCCGAGAGTGCCGCGTTCCAGAGCCACTGCGCGGCCGTGGCGATCTTGGCGAACAGACCGAACTGCTGCAGGGTCATGACAACCATGCCGAGTGATCCGGCCGTCGCCAGGATGTCCGTTCCGAAGGCCATCACACCGACCGCCAGACTCCCGAGCGGGCCGTCGACACCGGCGACACTGGCCCCGAACTCCTGGAACTCGCGCTTGGCGATCTTGATCCTGTTTTCGACCGTGTCGCCCATCGTGTCGTTGACACGCTGGGTCGCGCCGCTCAGCTCGCCGAGCTGCGTCGCCGCGAGGCTGGGATCGAGTGAGAAGAGCGCGTCCCCCATGTCCTCGGCCTTGGTGCCGAACAAGGCGAGCGCGGCCTGGTCCCGCTTGAGTGGGTCCTCGATCGCGTTCATCTTCTCGACCAGGGTCGTGAACACCTCGTTGGCCGCAGGCCCGCCCTGGGAGAACTTGGCCATCATCTCGGCCCCGTTGGCTCCCAGCAGCTTGAACCCGTCCGCCGCTGTGGTGGTTCCGTCCTTCATGCGGACTGTGAACTCTTTGATCGAGTCCGCGACCACATCGGCGTCCCGCGCGCCGCCGCGCAGACCTTGGACGAGCAACCCCATGGCCTGCGCGCCGTTCGCGCCGATCTCGCGGAACTGGGTGCTGTACTCGGAGAACGTCTCCATGAGGTCACCGGCCTCGTCGACGTTCGCCTGCAGCCCGCGCGTGATGACGTCAAGTCCCTCTTGCGCGTCCGCCACAAGGCCGGTCTTGACGGCCTTGCCCACGGCGCGCATGGTCTCGCCCAAATCCTGGTCGAACGCCTCGGACAGGCTCATGACCTGCGCAGTGATGTTCTTGATCTGATCGGTGGTCGCGTCCTCCATCAGAGCGCCCGAGTCGACCACGGAACGGACGGCCGCGTTCATTTCGCCGATACCCTCGCCGAAGCCCTCGCCGTAGAGATCACCGGCCACCTTGCCCAGCTCGCCCGCCCACTTGGTGTTTCCCATTTGGGCATCGAGCTTGGCGCGCGCCGAGTCGAACTCCAGCGACGAGGAGAACGCGGCGACTGCCGCTGCCCCCGCCCCGACCATGACAGCCCCGAGTCCCTGGGCCGCCTTGCCGATCTTCCCGATCGACTCCTCGCTGTCCTTCGAGGACTTGCCGGTGTCCTCGGACATCTTCCGGGAGGCCTTGCCAACACGGTCGGCCATCTCATCGGTGGCCATGCCAACGCGCTGGGTCTCCTTGGTCAGCTTGTCCGCGTCACCGGCGAAGGTGAGTTTGACTTCGTTCTTGCCCGACATCAGCTCGGGTCCAATCCGGAGTCACGGATCAGGGTCGTCAAGCCGCTCTCCAGCGTCTCGCCGATGCGCTCCCGGTTGTCCGAGTACGCGGGGAAGATGTACCGGCCTCCCTTGATGAATTGACGCTTGACACTCCGGTTGACCCCCACCCGTCCGCCGAAGTCCAGCCACGGGTAGTACGGCGCTTTGGAGCCGCCCGCCTTGACCTGAGCCGCTGTGCGCGTGCTGGCGGCCTTGACCGTCCGGGAAGCCCGTCCGGACAGCGTAGGGACCTCTGGCCGCGCGTCGTCCACCACGATGTTGGCCGCTTCGTTGCCGACGAGGCGCAGTTGCTTGGGCGCGTCCTTGTCGATCGCACGCAGGGACCGGTTGAGCCTGGCCAGTCCCTGGATCTTGATCGGGTCGGTGGGGATCATCCGGTCACCTCCGTTTCGCTACCTGGTTGCGCTGTGCCTGCCGTCCGAAGTAGACAGTCCACCCGATGTACTCGGCCTGCGTCATCTCGCTGCGCATCCTGGTCACGGTGCCCAGACCGAGTTCCTTGGTCAGGAAGAACTCGAACTCAAGCTCCGGATTCGTCTCGAACGCTTTTGAAAGCATCGTTCTGTGCTTCCTTGGCCTTCTTGTCCATGCCGGACAGACGCACGATCTCGGCCGTGAACTCCTCCAACTCCAGCGGCTCGGACACCTCACGCAACTGCTGCGCCTCGTCGATGGTCAGGTCGAATGGTCCGATGACCGCCTTGCTGATCATGTAGGCCTCGCGCTCGCCAGGCGTGCCGAACTCGGACACGGTCATGGCCTGGTCGCGGTTGAGCGCCTGGATCGTCACCATGGTGCCACGGACCTCGACATCCTTGGTTGGCCAGGCGTCCACGCGCTTGAGGAAGTCCGCCTTGAGTGTGTGCTCGCTCATCGTCGTTTCCCTTGTCGGAGTAGGGATGGGTCTAGACCTGCGCGGTTTCGTCCAGCACGCCGGTCATTTGCAACTCGGCGGACCAGGTGACCATGTCGCCGACCGGGGAGGACTCCTCGAAGGACGCGATGATCACGTTGACCGTGGATTGTGCCTTGCCGGAACCGGTGCCCTCGGGGCGGTACACGAACGGCACCGCCGTGCCTGCCGCCTTGAGCGGCTTGAACAGCGCGCGGGGGCCGCTGACGGCCGTGGTGTCGTAGAAACCGCCCACCGACACGGTGCCGTCGCCCAGTCCCGAGTTGTAGACCTTCCGACTGCGCCCGTAGGTGGTCGTCTCGTGCGTATCCGTCTCGTCCTTGAAATCGGTCGAGTTCGCGAACGCGCTGTAGTCGACGCCGTTCAGGGTCACTACGGTGACCTTGCCGTGAATGAATGCCATGATCAGACTCCAGTCGCTGTGACGTCCAGTGTGAACTCAGCCCCGAGGTAGGGCACTCCCGCGTTGATCCAGATATCGGGCTCGCACTCCACCACGGTCACGTCGTCACACGTGCTGTAGTGCGTGAACTCGGAGTCCACCACACGGAAGATGCTCCGGTCGCCACTGCTCTCGATGAACGGCAACAAGGTCTTCTGTGCCGCTCGTGCGTTGGCTTTGGACACCAGCACCACCAGTGAGACCGTGAGTTTCTTCCCGTACTTGCTGTACGCCAGCCGGTACTGAGTCCGGTCCGGCAGACCGACCAGGGCGGCTGGAACCGTGGCAATCCGGTCGTTGTCCCACTCGTAGGCGACGACACCGGGCAGCGCTTTGACCTTGTCCGTGATCTCGGCCAGGATCGAGGCGATCGTCGCGCTCACGGCAGTACCTTCCGGATGTAATCCTTGATCGACGTCAGCACGTCAGGGTCCAGTCGGGCCAACAGCCGGATCTCGGAGCCGTTCTCGGGCGACCCCGCGACACCGAACGGCGAGTCACGTCGGGCGGCCAGCCTGGAGCCCTGGAGCAGAGTCGCTTCTTTGATCGCCACGGGCACCGCCGACCAGCCGAAGATCCCTGTCACCCGCACGCAGTCCAGCGGGTAGGTGAACGTGGGCAGGTACGCGCTGCGCACAGCGATGCGCTCGTAGGGTCGGCTCTCGGTCGCGGAGTTGGCGGGCAGCTTGACGACCCTGACCGAGTCGACCACGGCCCAGGTGCCGTCACCGGGATCCACCGCGACCTCGGTGACGGACAGGTAGTCGTCGGTCTCGATCTCCCACGCCGAGCGCGTGTACGACCAGCGCGGAGTGTAGAAGCGTGCCTCGGACGTCGTCTGTCCGAACTGGCGGTGCGTGGCCCGGTCGACAGCCCTGGAAGCCGTGGTGACGTCCAGCGCGTACTGGACATCGTCCACGTCGTCGTCTACACGCGCGAACGTCGCCAGCTCATCGGCTGTCGCGTAATCCGGCTTCCAGGGCATTGCTCAGTCCTCGCTGCCGCTGTCGGAAATCTCGATACCGAAGGGGAGCACGATCGCGTACCCACTCTCAGGCACCAGGACCGCCAACACCTGATCGCCCTCGGCGTACTTCCGAGTCGACATCGGGTTGACGTGCTTGGTGAACTGGCGCAGCTTGGCCTCGCCCGCCGTGAGCTGGCGTGCCTGCTCTTCGGTGAGCGTCAGCGTTCCCGCCGCGTACTCGACCGGATCACGGGGCTCGGGGAGGTCGAAAGCCTCCTCGCCGGTCTCCGCGCCCTCGGGAACGTCGTCCGTGCCGTCAGGGGACGGCTCAGCCCCCTCCTCGGCATCGTCCGCGCGCAGACGGTCCCGAAGCTCGTCCACCTTGCCCGAGAGTGGGAGCTCTCGATCCTGCAACTCGGCCGCCAGCGCGGGACCGCTCATCTCGTCATACCTGTCCCTGACCTTGTCAGCCACGGTCAGTAGTCCTTTCCGATGCGGACCAGCGCCACGGACAGATTCGCCGTCGCGCTGTAGGTGACGGCCAGCGCCGCGTTGTTGCGCCCTGCCGGGCTGATCGGGATGATCGCGTTGCCCGTGGTCGCCCCGATGGTCAGAGCGGTCTGTCCCGCCACTGTGATGTCCCGAGTGGCCGCGTCGGTGTTCTTGGCCAGCAGGAAGACGGACTCGCTCTCCCAGCCCCCCGCGCGGCCGGACGTGGTCTTGGCTGGGATCGTCTGGGACGCGGCAGCGGCCTGGAAGAACGATGCGTCCACAGCGGCCAGACCGGCCGCCGGAACCTCTCGGAGAGTCAGATCAGCCATCGGTTGCCCTCGTTTCCTCGCGCACCCAGCCGCGTTCGGTGAGCACGTGTCCGTGTGCCCGCACCTCGGGCATGGGTGCCATCGGCGGCACGATGTACTTCCGGACCGGCGAGCGGTGACCGAGGCCGGAATCCGGGGTGATGTAAGGGTTGACCGCCGACACCACCACCGAATCCGTGCCTCCAGCGCTCCGACTCGCCGAAGCCTTGCTCTTAGGTCGCGGCACCGAGGATCACCACGTCGTAGTCCACGGTGTTGGTACCGGCGCTGTTCACGAAGTCGATCAAATCGCCGGTCCCAGCGGTGACCACCACGCCTGCGGCGGTCGGCGAGGTCCAGGTGAAGATCTCACCCGCGCGCAGAGCCAGGCTGTCACCTGCGGCGGTGAACAGCGGGACGCCGTTGCTCGCCGGTCGGGTGACCACGACGTTGTTGGCCGCGTTGTTGGTCGACTTGGCCCGGACCCACAACCCCTTGATCCGGGCGAACACCAACGTATTGCGCTGTGGGTCCAGCAGGCCGCCGCCGTTGAGGTCCAGTGAATCCGTCGCGGACGCGCCGATGGTGCGCGTGTCCATGAAAACCAGGTTCGCCTGTCCGGCACCGGCGCCGTTGGCGAGGTCGATATCCCACTCGGCACGACCGGCGAACACGTCCGTGCCCATGTCCTGCACCGTGGACAGGTCACACTTGCCCCGCAGGCTGAATTGAGAGACGAGAGTCATGGCTCAGACCGCCGTGTGCCGGATACCCATGAGGCCAACGGCCCGGAGCACCTGAGTTGCGAAGTAGCCGAAAAGGGCCAAATCGATGTTGGCCGGGCCGTTGCGCTCCTCGAACCTGAACATCAGCAGGCCGGACTCCCATGCCCATACGTCGGACGAGTTGAACCCGAGCACGTCCGCGTCCGTGGATGCGTTGCCCGTCATCGACCAGGTCGGCTGATAGGGCAGGCCGTCGATGTTGTAGCCCTCGACCAGGGCGTTACCGGTGCCGACCGAACTGGTCGAGCCGGTGTAGGCCAGCAGCGGGCGACCGGTGGTGTCGACGGCCGTCGCGAACGCGGTGGTCGCCTCCTGCGAGATGTGCGCCCTGTTCATCCGACCGAAGCGTCGGAACGGATAGAGCGCGGTAGCCGTCCTCACACCGAGGAGCAACTCGTCACCCTGGCCGCTGGTCGTCGACACCTGCGCGCCGGACGGGACCAACCCGGAGGTGATCGTGCCGCCGACACCATCGGCGCCGTTCAACTTGGCGTAGACGAGCGCCTCGGTCTGCTGGGAGTAGGACTCCCGCATGGCCTGCGTGGCGATCGCGTCGATGGCGGGGTTCGCCGAGTCGACGATCTCCCGCGTGAGCTGATAGGTACCGCTGATCGCGGTCGGCGCCACGGTCACGATGCCCAACGTCAGCGACCCCTGCGACGGGTTCGTTCCTTCGACGTGCTCCGCTGTCGCGCCCGAGGACGAGACGAACTTCGGAATGTTGAACGGCGTGGCGTCCGTGAGCGTGCCCCTGCTCACCGAGTTGGCCAGCGGGCGATCCTGGAGCAACTGCGTCACGAACAGATCGGGTCGGTAGCCGGGCGGGATGACCTGGCTGGCGTTGCCCGTGTTCACGGCGAACGACGCGCGGCCCGTGGCCGGGTCCACCACCATGTTCGCCGCCATGTGGTCGTGGACTTCCTGCGTTTGCTGGGAGAACTTGCGCAGGCGCGCGGTCGCCTCGACATCGCCCTCGGTGCGCGACTTCCACATGTCCCGCACGAGCGAGTAGCCGTGCCCGTTCATGGTGTACTGCGGTGCCTCGGTCACGGACTGGAGACCTGCCCCAGCCTTGACCACGCCGCGCTCCGGAGCCTGCGGCGTGGGCAGCAGCTCGATCGCTGCCTTGATCACCTCGGGGAGCGCCAGTTTCATCGCCTCGGCGGTCGCGTTGGCGATCATCGAACCGAACACGGCCTGATCGAGTTGGACCACCGGAGTCGGAGCGATGGCAGGCGCGGTAGGTGCCGTCATAGGAATGCCCTTCTGTGTTGCCGCGACGGACGTCAACCGCGCGTCGTCGAAAGCGGGTGTCGCTGTGAGCGCGATCTTCCGCAGAGTAGCCCGCGTGACGAGCATGATGCTCTCGTCCTCGGGGTGAGGCCCGTAGTCCGCGCCCTCGAAGGTCACGAACACGCTGAAACCGTCGTAGACCTGATCCATGGCCAGGCCGAGCATGTTGTCGCCGTCCGACCCGCGCGCCACCTTGCACGCGGCCATCAGGCAGGTGTCGGTGTTCGTGAGTTCCTTGGCCGATCCGAACTCGGAACCGTCGATGTGGTCGCGATCGAGCTTGACGCGCGAAGTCTCAGACCACACCAGCGAGTTCGGGGCGAACATCCACTTGCGACCACCCGAGTAGGCGACCTTGTTCCAGGGCAGCGCCACGCCGGAGACCATCCGCCGTGTCTCGTCCACCCTGAACGCCAGTCCTCCGACGTCGTCCGAGGTGAACCGGAACGACAAACCGTCCTCTTCGGACGCGAAGCGCGCGCTGAGTGCTGCTGCCACGGTGCCTGCCTTGGGTTTGGGGGGCTGCTCCTCGGCCATGGGCGGCATCGGAGCTTGAGGCGGCTGTGGAGGCGGAGCGGCTGCCTTCTCGGCCTTCTGGAGCGCGGATTTGACCCACGCCACGGGGATGCGCTCGATCTCAGCGATGCGCTCGGGGGTGTAGATGCCGAGCGCGAGACCCTCCGCGTAGGCCTGGAGCCTGGTCAGGGTGTCCGACCGCAGGAAATCGGTGTAGTCGTAGATCCACCGGCGGCCTGGCGGCAGCACGTCCCGCATCCGCATGCGATCTTCGATGGCCCGCACGTAGGCGAACAACGTGAAGTCGATGAGGTCCAGACGCCGTTGCTCGGAGTTCGCGTACGTGCGAGACGTGGTGCTGACTCCGAACTCCTCGGGATCGACTCCGAACTCGCGTGCCAACTCCAGCACGGCGTAGTCACGGGCGTCCTTGAGCTGCAACTGCTCCGGTGACCACGAGACGAGCTTGAAATCCATCGACTCCAGGTAGGCCACCGAGCGACGACGACGACGGTCCTCGAAGCTGTCAAGCATCTTCTCCGCGTCGTCCTCGTCGCCAGGACCTTCCTCGCCGTCCTTGGGGGTGAGGTAGCCGAACATGCCGGGGTCATCGGCGTACCGACCGGCGGTGGCCATCAATTGCAGCGCGATGCGGATGGCGCGCGCCCCCGCCGTGAGTATGCCGTCGTTGGGCGAGTCGATCCGGATCAGCTCGGAGTCCTCTACGAACTCCCAGGTGGAGCCCTGCGGCGCCCCCGTGCGCGAGTTGGTGTAGACCTTGCCGTCTTTGTTCACCGTGACCGAGGTCGGTTCCAACCGGACCACCTTGGACGGGAACCCGTCAGCCCCGATCTCGGTGACCCTCAGCCATGCGTACTTCTCGAAGACCATGTCCTCCACGATGTTGGTCCAGGTGACGGACCGGGCGCGGTTCTCCTCGGGCTGGTCGGCGAGTTCGTTGTAGACGGTCCGGTTGCCCGAGTCGATGACGCGCGGGGCAAGGCCGCCGAGGGTGGCGCAGATCAGGTCCCGTCCACGCTTGACCGCCGGAACCTGCATGGCCAGCGCCCGAGGGACCTTGGGCAGCGGCGAACCGAGGTCCGACGACCCCTGACTGAGCATCTCGGTCGGGATGTTGACCGAAAAGCCGATCGAGTTCTGCCAGCGCTCCGGGGCGAGTCTGGGCGCGGCCGGACTCTCCGGGGCCGAAAACAGCGTCCTAGCCCGTCCGAACAGACTCATGTGGGTCATTGTGCATCACATCCCGTCAAAAGCGGTGGTCAGGCCGACACCAGCGGTTTGCGCGGCTGGACTGTGCGCGCGACGTGCGCTGCCCCGGCGGCCGAGTACGCGGCATCGCACTGCCCCGCGCCGCGCCGCATGAATCGCCACCTTTCACCCTGATTCAGCTTGTCGGCGGCCAGGACATGCCCATCCTGAAGCGGATCGTTGCCGTGGGAGATCTGTCGGGCCATCACCAGGTCGGCGAGCCCCATGCACGCGGATGTGGCGTCGTCCCGGATCTCCTGCGTGTCGACGCCCTTCGGCGGCCACGCGGGCTCACCGGGCCGCGCCTTGCGTTTGGTCATCTCGGCCGCGACCACGGCCGCCGGACCACCGGGGAACCAGGCGAACGCGCGCGGCTTGATCTTGCGCACCAGGCCGCCGATCTCCTTGCGGAACGCGGCTCGGGCCTGTGGGCCTTCCCACGCCTTGACGACATCGAGCACCACCACTCCGTCGTCGCGCCGAGCGGCGGCCGTGAGCGTGATGTGCAGCCCGTCAAGGCTCACGTCGAACACCAGGGCGACCCGATCGCGGAGCGTCTCCAGTGAGCCGCCCCGACCGCACTCGGTCCAGGCGAACTGGTCGACAGCAGGATCGATCTGATCGACCTGCATGCAGAGAACCTCGATCACGAACCCGTTGATCATCTCAGGGTCGCCCGATCGGTGCACCTTCTCCGCCTGCGCCGTCATCACGTCCCAGCGCATCCCGCGACCGAGCATCGGGTTGGCCCGGACCAGCGCATCGATCACGACAGGGGTGAGCCCGTGTGCCCGGAATTCGACGTCAGCGCCCTTCTGGCCCGACCATTCCGCTATGAACTGCATCGAATTGCCACTTTTCGACGTCAATCCGGTCAGCGCGGACTTGCGCAGGGAATGCAGCGGAGCAGAGCGGTAGTCGCCCTGATTCGTGATGATCCAGCACTGCGCGTCCGGCACCATTTGCTGCGTGTAAGTGGCCGCGTTGTAGCACGTCCAGTCGAAATGACGCCTGAATTCGTCAAGAATCAGCCTGTCCACGGTCATCGAACGGCCCGCGTCGTCGTTTGCGGCCGCGATCTTATAGCGCGTCTCCTCCAACATGTCCGGGTTTTTGTAGTACAGGACGACGTCGTTGTTGCCTTCCTTCTTGTACTTCCGAGGGTTGCAATAACGCCACAGATCGGGGGTGCTTTCGACGATTTGGACCGCTTTTTGCCACGCTTCCTTGGCATATTCGAGTTTCGACGACGTGCCGAGCACCAGGGCCACGCATTCGACGAACATCCACCACAGGGCGAGGATGACGAGCAGGAAGCTCTTGCCGTTCTGCCGAGCGACGAGGACCAGCAATTCACGGAATCGGGGCTGCCCATCGGGTCCTAGTTCGCCACCGTGGATGACAAGCCACCGCTGCCAGGAGAACAGGGGTCTTTTGACCGTATTCAGGGCGAATCGCGTGACCGAGTAACCGAAGCTGTTGTCGGGGGTCAGGAAGCATCCGCACTCGCATCGACACAGGCAGTAGGTGAAATCGCCATTCGCCCCGCAATCGCACGGTCCGGGGTCGGAATGGTCGAGTGTCGGGGTGAAAATGTCAGGGACGACGTGTCCTAGCGGCAGCTCGCTCACGACGCTGGCGGGTGAGGTCATCCTCGTCATCACCCCCCGACGCGGTCGCGGCCGAGCCGACGCCTCCCGTGGGCAGTCGGACCGCCGCACGCGCCCTGGGGGTCATCTCCATTGCCTCCAGGGCCGCTTGCAGCTTCGGTCCGAGCAGGCCCAGGACCTGCACCTGGTCGACTTTGGCCACGAACCGGCGAGCCCGGTCCAGGTCGCTCTGACGCTCCGACAGGCTCTCGATCAGCTCCAGGAACCAGGTCCCCTCGATCGAGACACTGGGCGAGTCGTCCAAATCTTCGGCGTAGCGGACGCTCAGAGCCCGTATGGCAGCGTCTTGGGGCTTCAGGGTAGGCAGAGACCCGAGAGCCTGGTTCAGCTCGTCAGCGACGCTCACAGGGCCTCCTACGGTGTTTTGCCTGGTCAGCAGAGAGAGAAATTCTG